TGGTACAAGAAATCTAGTAAAACTAAAATCAGTAGAGAAAGGCCTACCATCTATCTCATCATACTGTTGATTACCTATCTTATTAGACTTTCTTCTAAACATTCCGTTTTTAATTAGTGCCTCCTTTTTAAGAGGCACAATTCTTACAGGATTCTTAGCTCGTATTTCTATAGAAAACTTTAATACTTCATAAGCTGCATGTTCTCTAGGGTCATAGCCAATATACACTGTGTCCATATCATTTCTAATTTTTGTTTGCATACTAGAACTTCCATTCATAATCTATAAAAAAAGTCCCAGCTTCAAAACCTTGACCTACTCTTTTTCTTTCATAAGCTATTTTTAATTTATCATCATTAGATAATTTTTTAGTAGCATAACTTCTAAACTTAGAACCATCATGCTCATTATCTAAATCATGATAGTATCTATATCCTATAGAATCAAACCAGGGGTCTGCCTTTAATTGTAATGTTATTAAACTAACTATTAATATTAATATTATTCTCATTTACCTTGTCCTTTATATTTTTTAAAATTTCTACGTTTGTGTTTATTCTTTGGTCTACTCCTAATAGATTTACCTATAGAAGTTACCTTCTTAAAAAAGTTCTTTAGTGTCTTACCTGTTCCTACAATTGCTTTTCTCATGATAATACTATTATAACATATTTTTAAATATAATGCAACAAAAAAATTATATCATATTTAAAATATTAGCTATTAATAATATACATATTAATATTACAATTCCATCTAACATAAATTAAATATCCACTAATTCACAGGAGCCTGCAGTACATGCTAATTCTTGCGAGCCTCTAGTATTATCTTCTTTTTCAAAGTCTTGTAACTTTGCCCAATCTATTTTTTCAGGCATCTTTGATTGTAAAGATTCATACTGCTCTTTATCTATATCTTGATAAGGTGCTTGCTGATATGTGTGGTCAGAGAAAGGTAAGAAAGATACACCAGAAAGATAATCAAAATTATCCCAACACCAGTTACCTACATTTACCCACTCTTTTTCTTTAACAGAAATAGTAACAGAAGGTTTATGTTCACACCAATGCTGTGCATATAACTTCCATATCTCTAACTGCTCTATAGCAGACATATCATTTCTATAAACAGCAGTATCAGAACACTGCATAGGAAAAGAAAATACTGTAGTGTGGTCAGGCTTCATTACATCTGGTTCATTTGGTATACCTTGCTCTTTCATGAACTCTGTTAATGGGTCTTTATTATCACCTCTAACTGTTCTAATGTAATAAGGATTATGTCTAGCATGAATACCACTAGCACTATCTACTAACTGGCTAACTGTACCTGAAGGTTTAACACAAGTAATAGCTGTTGATTGTGGTATACCTAATTTTTCTGCCCACTCTTTGTTTGTTATAACAGCTTTATTTCTCATGCCTTGTAGTATTTCTGGTAGTCTTTCTCTTCTTCTATTAATAATAGAGTTATCCATAATACCTGTAAGAGATACACCTAATAATCTTTCTTCTTCTGTATTTGTTTGCCATCTCTTTCTTAAATAACCAAAGTCAGTTAATGTAGCTTGTATTGTACCTAGTATAGTAGCCACTTCTATTTTATCGTGTAGTGTAGCTTCAGTATCCATAGGCCTTACTACTACCTCTGTAAGATTACAAAACTGATTTGGTCTTAATATAATTTCTGAACAAGGATTAGTTCCGAAAGGATGGTCAGCATTTCTTCTACCATTTTCTTTTGCTTTGTTCTGTGCAGAAACTCTGTTGAATATACCTCTTTCTCCAGATTTACTTTCATAAAGAGAGAGCCATTCCTTCATAAAAATACCTGCATCTGGTTGTTCAGTATAAACAACAGAGTTATTTGCTAGTGCTCTTTCTGGGTTTGTTTCCCACCAAGCACCAGACTTTGCTGCTCTTAATCTTTGGTCGGAGAGATTACTCAAAGATATAAGGGCAGACCTACGCACACCACCAACAACCACTACTTCACCTGTCTTGCACGCAATATCATGACACTCCATAGAGTTTAACTTTCTACCTTTAGCACCTTTAAATTTTTCTATAACAAAATCAAAAAGATTAACTAAAGGTTGTGGGCCACTTGCTCTACCACCAAATGTTTTTAATCTTTGACCGGCTGGTCTAATCTTATTAACATTTATCTTTGGTATTCTACAAGTATAAAGATAAGATATCAAATCTTTAAATCCTCTTGCCCAACCCTCTTTGGAGTCAGCGACAGAAATAACATCTTCTGTCTGTTCAAATTCTCTATTTGGTATTGTAGGTAGTCTATCTACATTTTCTCTTTCTACAGAGAAACCAACACCTGTACCATTCATTAGTATGTACAGTATCTCATCAAAAGCCTTTGGATTATCTATAGGTATATAAGAACAATTATAGCCGGCAATGTTTTCTCTTTCTAGTGCAGTGCCTGCTGTCATTAATGCTCTCATAGAAGGCATAACAGAAAGATTAATTATATAATCTTCTATTCTTCTAATGTCTTCACTTTCTAATTCTACATTTAGATTTTTCTTTAAATGTATCTGTATAAAATTAGTTAATCTGGTTACTGTTTCTATCCAAGACTCTCTTCTTCCTTCATCCTCTAACCATCTAGAGTATCTAGATTTGTGAATAAAGTTTTGGTATTCTGTTGGTAAATAATTATTGCTCATTGTACTCCATTTCTAAAATCATTTCTGCGTAGTGTATTACTTTTTCTATATCTTTTCTGCCTTCACCTTTTCTTCTGTGTCTAGTAATATATTTAATTATATTTCCTTCAAGAAAAGTCAAGTCATTTCCTACAATAAATTCTACAGGCTGTATCTTACAATCTTTGTAATGACTACCACCTACTTGTTTTAACGTAGCTCTCATAGCTTCTTTTTGTAAATCAGTTTTTTTAAAACCTTTTTCTTTTACTGTTTCTTTAATTGCTTCATCCATCATTCCCATGTTTGCTTGCTCCTCATAATTTATCATATCAGCATATAGTTTAGCATGATTCTCTTCAAATGTCAAATCTTTTTTCTTCTGTGTCATGGTCGCCTCTTAATACGCTTCTAATTCTGTTTCTTAAATATTTTTTATTGTCTGCATGTATAACTTTATAAGCAAAAGACCTGGCTTTATCTGGTTGAACTCCGGCCATATCACAAACTGTTTCAAAGTTTTGACATGTAACACCAACCTCAGAAAAAAACCAAGACTCTGCTCTTGCCTTATTAACTTTATCATTAGATGTAATTATATTCTTTGACACATCTAACAATGCTTGTAATATAACACATAGAAAAAGTCTCTTCTCTGAATTGTAAGGCTCAGAATAAAATACATTTTCTATTTGTATTATATCATGTTCGTTCTTCATTTACCTCATCTACGTTAGGTTCTTTTTCAACTTTTGTAAGATATCTTTTACCGGTTGAATAATTAAAAACACGAAGTCCTTTACCATCATTAGCATCACTCCAACAATCAAACTTATAATTGCAATACATACAAGCAGTATCGAGCTTATAGTTGCCAGACTTTCCATCAGGAACTGCCGGATAACATTTGTCCGGAGGTGTATCTGAGTTAACAACTTGTTTAATCTTTTGTATTCTTTTCTTAGCATTTATCATCTCCAATGAATGTACTTTTGTATAACATATTTCTCCTGTAGATTTGTTAATAACTAAAAAGCCTGCCTCATCTACACCATTGCCTTCTGCATAAGCAGATATCTGAGATATGTAACCAAAAGGGTCATCACTAGCTAGGTTGTTATATTTAAACTTAGTATAACCCCTACCAGATGCACTCTTACAATCTACTAAAACACCATCAATAAAACAATCCTGGTGTCCTTTAACCCCTTCTACTTCTACTTGCTTTTGTTGTTGTGTTACCTTGTGACCAGATATGGAGGCAAGCATAATTAATAACTCCTCTAAAATATAACCATAAAGAAATTTTATTCTGGTACTAGGTGCCAAAGGTTCATTGTGTGGCTTTTTAAAATCATACCATAACTGCCTATCTGGTCTACCTATAGTTGATAATCTTAATCTAGGTTTATCCTGTGGTAACTCTTTTAAAAAGTCTTTTACATGAACCTTAACTGAATTAGCAAAGTCATCTATACATTTATCTACTTCTTTTTCAGTTAGTTCTTCGTTCTTCTTTTCGAATAAACTGTATATATCTTCTACTATAGTATCTATATTTTTCATAGTGTGTTGTGGGAGACCTCGCTGGTTACCGAATGGAGGTTTTTGCCGGAACTCCCACTATCCTTTTAATTAAGAGGCAAAAGGAATTTTTTCGTCTTCAGAAGAATACCCATCAGGTACAACATCAAATGCATCATCTGCATCACCCTGATAAGGAACTAAATCTATAACCTGTACTTTTTTAAGGTCAGCAGAAACACCGGCCCTACCTTTATACTTCCACTCATATGTGGTGTATAGTACATTTACTTTAGAACCATTACCAATTAATGTGTTCATCATGGTTCTCTTCTGAGCATCAAGAACTTCAGGTGCACTATTTAAGTTACCATCTTTTCTCTTAACGTTTCGTTTGATGCTAACAAAGTCTCCTCTGTCATCACCTTTATTCTTTATAGTAAGACCATCTTTCTCTGCGAGAGCCTTGTTGTCTGCATCCAGATTACCTACATCAATACTCCATGTACCATCTGAATCAAAGGTTGTGTTTGGGCTGATAATGCTTGCCCAATAAGCTGTTCCACTAATAACACTCATTCGTGTCTCCTTTTTTGGTTAATAAAATTATATTATAGCATAGTTTATGTATCATTGTCAACACTTTTTTTAATTATATCTACGTTAAATAATTTCTGGATATTCATTAGATACATCTTTGAAGCATTATGGTCTCCACCAGATACTTCTCTTTTGTTAGGTGTATTCTTTATAATCTTCTTTAACATATCTGTTTTAAATACCAATGTTCCATACACTTCATCTCCTATACAAAGATTATGAAACCAATAATCTGATTCGGTAGAGGCAATACCACTTGGCTTACCATAGCTCTCAAACTCAATAGCTATGTTGCCAGTTTTCAACCACATACCTCTTTCAGATTTAACTTCTATCTTTTTATCTTGTAGCATGTCAGCAATAATCTTTTCTTTTACTTTACCATACTGTAAATCTATGTCAAACTTTTTTCTGTCTTCTTTCTTTGGTTCTAATGTGTCTCTGCCCATGTTACTCCTATCTTGTAATCGTTATCTAAGGGACAATTTAAATTTAATGTTTTTTCAGTTTGTTTCATAGCTACTTTTGTTATCTTGCAAAACTCATAAACATCTTTGTTGCTAACCTCAAACTGATATTCGTCATGCACAGAGGCAACTAATTTTACATCAAGTCTTTTGTTGTAAACTCTTTCTATAATATGATACAACCATTGTTTACAAATGATTGCACCAGCACCTTGAAGAAGAGTATTTAAAGCTGAATGAGGACTTCTAACTTTTAAGTATCTTCCATCAATAGCTCTTATTCTTCCTCTCTTACCGGCATTTTCTACTTGTCCACGTAATCTTTTAAGAGATGGTAAGTTAGACAAGAATCTATTAATTAGTAAGTTTCCTTGCTCCTTTCCAGCTCCTACTATCTTACCTATCTTCTCTGCTCCAGCACCATAAAGAAAAGCATATATAAATGTCTTTGCCTGGTCTCTATTTTTAATGCCGGCCAACTCCATATTCTTTGTATGTATATCTCCATTCAATATCTCATCTGTATAATTTGTATCATTAAGATAATGTGCGAGACAACGTAACTCTAAACCACTAGCATCAGTTCCTACTAACTTATATTTCATAGGATTTGATACTGTCCAAAGACTTCTACAATCCTTACCATAAGGTGAATAGGTAGCCGGAATCTGAGCCATGTTTGGTGAGTTATGTGCCATGCGACCTGTAATAGTACGTAGTGTCATAACCTTACCATGCACTCTATTATTATTATCACAAGCCTCAATCCAAGACTCAACCATCACTGCTCTTTTTTGGAGAAGAAAATACTTTGCAAATCTTTCTGCTGTAAGTTTCAACTCCGGTTCTTTTATTGTTTTTAAAACAGCCTCATTGATAATAATATTCTTTTTATCAGTAAACTGTTTAGGTTTCCAACCTCTCTTCATTAGTCTGTCTGCTATCTGTTGACGAGAACCAATGTTAAAAGGTATTTCTTTTGTCTTCGTCTTCATCTCTACAATGGTAGGTTCAAACTCTTCTAACGACCACTGCTCCAAGTCATAGATATCATCTTTAAGTTTTGCTAGTAACTCCTGTGCCTTTTGTATATTAAAAGCAAAACCATTCTTTTCTTGTTTATCTATTATTCTAACAATTTTATGTTCAAGTTTAACAGCATGCTTAGAAAAATCTTTACCTTCTTTTTTTAATTGATTGTAAACAGCATGAGTTATTTCTACATCTTGTTTACAATAATCTAACATAGCTTTATTATAAGTAAAGAAGTTTACATCTTCTCCACCTTTAGGCATATTTAATTTTTCACCCCATGCTTTTAATCCATGCCCTTTATCTCTGATAGGATTGTAAAGTTGTGATAATACTAAAGTATCCGTAACTTTATCTGGGTCTATTTCTGAACCTAATAATCTATTTAATACTGGTGCATCAAAACATAGTCCATTGTGCATAATAAATTCACTAACTTGTTTAGACCAGTTATTAAAACTATACATACTATCAGGGTCAAATACTGTTACAACATTAGTCTCGATATTCTTTGCTACTATACAATGAATCTTGGTAGGATTAAAACCATCTGTTTCAATATCAAGAACTACTTTCATTCTCTTCCTTTCCACACCAGTTACAAGGTTCGCCCTTGCCTACTGCCATCATACTTTTTTCTTCATCACAATAGTGCTCCCACATTTCAGGTTCTTCCTGTCTTTTGTCTAACCACTCTTCATAACCCTCTATCCAAAGTTGTTTATCTTCTTCTTCTCCTTTATGTCCCCAATAAACTAAATGAAAAGCACCACAGTTAGGACAAGATAGATTTGTAACAATAGCATGTTCTTCATGTTCCTCACAGTCGTGGTCACCACCCCATATTAATTCTGTTCCACAATTATAACACTTCATTTTATTCTACTCTCTCTATAA